ATCCAATCTTAACACCTTCCCAAGCTTCATTGATCCAATACCATTCTACTTTAGCATCAGGAAATGCTTCTTTAAATACTCTTGTATTAAATACCTCATCAACAATCTCTGTCTGTGGAGTACCATCATCATCTGTCCAAGTTAATTCACCAATCTTTTTCATTGATTTCCACTCAACTCTTGTTACTCTAATAGAATAGTTATTACTATTGTTACCATTGTAAGCATTAGTTGGTGTAATACCAGCAAAAGCATTTTGACCATTAACTACGTCAAACTGAGGTTCAAATCCACCTGCTGTATTAAAAGAACCAAAGGTTCCTCTTGTATAATTTTCTAATTTTTCTATATCTGCTTTAGATAATATGTCACCATATTCATCTAAGATAGTATTAATAGCTAGCATTCTTTCCTCTACTACTGCAATAGCGTCATCTACAAATGTAGTGTCACCATCAAGTATTACAGTTAAGTTAACAGGGTTAACTCTACGCATAGCTACTTCAGCATTTTCAATACCAACCCAATAAACTTCTTCTCCTGCGATTAATGCATCTTTCCATCCTTGAGAAAACAATAACCTTGTATTAAGTCTTTTCTTAAGAACTTTTAATACCTTGTTAGCTTTAGACTCAATTATGTCCGACGGGGTGTATTTCTCATGTTTAAGAATTTCTTCAGGCGGAGGTGGAGGATTGTTAGGGTCAGCGTTAGGATCAATCTGATAAGCCAAACCTTGTTGCAAAGCTTGGAAAATCTTTTCTTTAACAGCAGTTGTTTTACGATTAAGGTCATCTGGAGATTCTGATATTACAATGTGATTATCTGGTCTTTTAGTTTCTTCACCTATTAGTAATCTAATTGGTTCTGAAATTATATCATAATGCTGAAACCTTGCTGCAAATGTATTAGAGGTATTTACCCCTAATGGATCACATATAGCTTCAATATCTTTATGGTTTACTTTACCATTATATAAATCGTAGTTAATTAACTTTTTAAATCTATCTGATCTTAAGTTACTACCATTTGTATATCTATAATTTGAATAATAGTTTATACAAGATTTACCCCATTCCTTGTCTTTACTGGACATTGGTAACTTTTGTTGCGGTAAATTCTGACCACCTAAATTGGCATATATATCTTGACTCATCAGTTTCTGCTTGGATTAAATTGGGAATTCCCTCCTTTAAATATACGATTTTTCCTGTATATTTTTTCAAGGAAATCACCTGTTGTAGATTTCATATCTAATAGCTCTTCCACATGAATTCTGTGTAATTCGTATGTTTGTAATACGCATAACATAACTGCAATAACTCTATCTGTGTTAATATCTCTATCATAAGCTATTAATTCTTTTAATAATGGAATTGATTTAATTGTTTGGAATCTTACTACTTTGGTTCCTTCTGTTTCACCATCTACTTCTTCATATAACCATTTCTTAAGGTATAACTCACATTGGTCTTTAATACCACTTGATCCGTTACTTCCTCTATTCATATGTATTCCATATCCACGTTGTACACGAGAATCTTTAACCATATCTCTAATAATACCTGGTTGTTCACACATATACTGTAAAGCATTCTTTTGTTCAAAGTATACTTTTAAACCTTTTAACTGGTTCTCATACAGCACTTTAGCATTATAATACATACATAGTTTTCTACAATTTTCATAGAATTGTTCTGCAGTATCTGGTCTAGATGTGTATTCAGCTACAATAATATCATGTGTTCTGTCAGCTCTGTAGAATCTTTTGTAAACAAAGAATGATCCTAATGAACCAGACTCTGATTTATCTTGATCATAAGGGTCACATCCAGCAATGTACAAGTAGTTAGGTATTTCTCCATTTTCTTGTTTCTCAGGATGTTCCCATATAGCTGCACAACTATTTGTTGTAAAGTTCTCTCCTGCTTTAGGATCCTTTCTTAATGGAAAGTCTGTTATGTAAACTAGATCATTATCTAATCTCCATTTAACTTCTCCTTTATCAAAGTATAGTTCTCCTTTTTGTGCTTGACCTCTAAGACTAGGTGTATTTTCTAAATGACCTAACCATTCTAACATTTCTGGTGAACCAAAGACATTACCTTTGTTTCTTAAGAATGCTTCTTTCCAACTTAATGGAAACTGTGTAGTTACATTATGAATTGCTTTAGGATCTAATCCTGTTTTAGCACTATTTCTTAACCATTCAATATCGTGTTCAGCAGCTTCATGATTAGAGTTACCATCTGCATCAACCATAGGTTGTTTATACCATTTAGATTCTGGATTAAGACATAAACCTAATCTACCTTTGCTAGCTGAACTAAAGAATCCTATTAAACTGTTAGGATTAAATGGATCTTCAAATGATAGCATGTTATACTTGTTAGGGTTACTAAACATCTCATAGAAATACTTACTACCTGAATCCATATCTCCAGAAGAACCAAATACTAAGGCAACTCCTGTGTAAGTACTACCATCTTTGATCAATGGTTCAGTATATCCATAGGAATCTACAATGTTATTAAATACCCCTGCTTCATCTAAGATTAACCAACTAGCACTTAAACCAACGGCTGCTGTAGGATTATCTTTAAATGATATTGCTTTAACTTCTGAGTTAAATCCTTTCCAAACTTTAACACCACCAACTGTTGCTTGGTATCTAGCTTTAATAAAGTCTTTTAAGTCAGGATTACGTTGCTTTCTAAACTCTGTATTAGTATTAATAAAGTTAGAATTGTCAACTACCATGTTCATAGTATTCTGACTAAATGAACTAAAGAATGCTCCAATTACAGCTTTACTATCTGGATAGAAATAGAACTCGTGTGTACATATTGCTGCAGCTTTGTAAGACCAACCTTGACGTCTACCTTTTACTGCAACTAAAGATTTTTGATTTAGTCTACAATATTCTACCATATGGAAGAACTCGTAATCTAAATCTATAAACCTAGGAAAGATTTTAGATTTCTTTCCAGTCTTTTCATTAAGACCTAATATTGGACAGAAATTTAAGTAAAAGAAATGTTGACCTGTAATAGTTTGACCACATGAATTAGTAAATCCTTCTAAACAAACATCTCTAACACCTTGCCAGAAATCTAAGTATTCCATAGTACCTGGAATAGCACTAGTGTACATTCCTGTCTTGTTGTATTGCTCTGCTAAGTAAGAAAACTCTTTAGTCTTTTCAAAGTAGTTTACACAAGTTATATACGGATTATCGTTCTTCATAATAATTATTTTTTAATCTTTCTTTAAATCTATCTCCTGAAAATTTACCATAAGGAATACCTTCATAAAATAGTTTATCAGCATCAAGTCTAATGTCACCATTTTTACTAATAATATAAAAATTATCATAATCTTTAATATTACATTTAATTGCTAATAAATCTCTTGATTCATCTGAAGTAAAAGGAGGTAAAATAGTTTCACCTATTTCTACGTTATTTAAGTAAAATTTTATTTTTTCCATAATTATTTATTCAAATAAACCTAATGTTGCAGCTCCACGGACAGTATCTCCAGATGCTTGTTCTTTACTACAGTTGTTTAATGCTGCTTGAATAGCTTCTTGCACTTTAGGCATTGCAATAATACTATCTGTTATCTTTTTAATATTGTCCTCGTTATACTCTACAGTTTTAAAGAAATCTTCCATCTTATTAATAGATTCCTGTACTGATCTAAACAACTTCATTGCTGGTGTTGTGTTTACTGTTTCGTACATTTTTATACATTCTTCTAGTTCTTTAGTTAACTTAAACTTATCATCTTTAATAATATGACTTAATATTAATTTAGATCTATCTGTGTTACTGTGTTGAAAGAAAGGTGATTTGTATGATGCATAATACCATGTGTATTTAATCATATTAAATGCATGTGTCTTATCTTTAGTTTTATCTTTCTCCCAAATAGATTTGAATGGTTCTATAACCAAACACTCTGGAGCTACAATAATCTTACTATCAACTAAATCTATTATACGAATCATTTTTTAACTTTTATTCTTTTGTATTTTGTATGTGCATTTTCAAAGAACTCAAAGTTCTCTGATATAAAATAACCAAACATGTAAGCGTATGGTTCATTAGGTTGTTTTCTAAGATAATATATATCTCTAGATTCTAATACTTCTTGTATTAAATGCATTGTTTCATGAGCAATAGTAGCCCAGTATTCTTTCTTATCTAATGTATATCCTACTACTAAGTAATAGACTTGTCTATCCATTATAGGAGAATAATCTGAGTTACAGAATCCACCTACTTTTGTTAAATCCTCATCTTCTGTAACTCCATAATTAGCAGTAATATGTCTTACAGCTTCATTCATGTTATTAGTAACTTGAATGCTAACTAAACAATCATATATTGGTATTATTATTTCTTTATGCATTGTTGTATCCTTTAATTGTTAATGGAGTAAAGTAATCTTTCTTAATCTTTTCATAAGGTATTTTAAGTTTGTAATACTCTCCGTCATACTTACAAGTAGTATACTTAGACATAACTTTACCTTTACCATTTACATGTTGTTCAATCTGCATACTTTCTACTACAAATAATCTTTTCTGAAATACTCTCATAGGTATATACTTGCTAACACATTTAGCATCTTCAGGTATTGGGTATTGAGATATGCAAATTATTTCTATTACCATTTAGAAAGAGGACATTTAGAATATTCAGATCTAACCTTAGCTACTAAGAAGCAACCACATTCTGCACATCTACTATTAACATTGCTTGGACAATCTGAACAAATTAATGCTCTATCTACTGCTAACTTTTCAATCTTTGGACTTTCCCAAACTAAGTTCTTAAAGCCATTTAATATTTCTGTAAATTTACTCATCTTCTTTTGGTTTTACGTATTTAGTATAATCTATATTGTACATTGTTGGTCTAAACTTACCTAGGTATATTAGTTGAACTACTTTACCTTCTCTGTTAGACATGGTATCTCTTATAACCCTAAACTGAGAATCACAAATTCTTTCAAGTTCTGCTTTTGATAAGCCAAATTCACTTTTAATTTCATCCAGTATTTCTTCATATACATTACTTTTAGTTGAGTTCATTATGCAAATACTATATTAAGTGAATCATGCTTAAGAATATGTAATAAGTTAGGATTAACATTAAGTGTCAATTTATCTACTTGTTTTAATACTTTCTTTTCTTTTAACTTCTTAATGTAATTATTAAAGTTAAACTTATCCATGTCTAAAGTCATTCTAATATCAGTTCTAGTATTCTTGTCAATAACAGATATTTGTTTATTGGCAATAACAACTAATATCTCAATCTCCTTAGAGGTTAAGTTTCCTATGATAGGATTGATCATCTCAATCATAAGTTTATTTTTATTTGCTATGGGTAGCTTAAGTTTGAATTCCATACTACAAATATAACTGAATTAGTTATTATAACCAAATTTATTATATAACTAACTTAGTTATCTACAAGACATAATATTCCCCTTCTGAGATTTACATCAGATGTTGGGATTAATTATAAACTTATATCTATCTGTCTTGAACCCTCCTAGTGTTACCTAGTGTCTGCTTACTTTGATCCTGTTAATTCAGGGGGATACTTCATACCCTATGTAGCAGCTATAGAATTTCATTCATAACCTGTTTCTGTACCTATTGGAGAAATCTCATTTCACTATCATTATATGCATTTAAATATAAAATCCTGATATTCAGGTAATTTATATGTTATTACATATAGAAGCTACTCTTACAATCCAACTTCTAACCAAGTGTTAACTTATTAGGTGTTCCCTGGTGATTAGCTTTTTAAACTAAAGTACATATAAATATACACTTTTTATTTGACACTAACAAATTTAAGATGTTAAATCTTTAGAAACATCTTTAATTTTTAAATTTGAATTTTCTGTAATTTTTGGAGCTATACCTTCTCCTTTAGAAGAATCCCAAAAAACTATTTTTTCAATATTTACAAAGTTTAAAAATTCTTCAATACTCATATTATCTGGTAATGATTGTAAATCAAAAATTAATTCCATAATTATTCTTCAGTTATAGGAGTAGTTCCTGTTAATAAATAGAATCTAGCTATTTTTTCAGCCATGATTAACTTATCATTAATCTGATCCATATCTTCATAATCTATTTTATCATTATAGTGTTTTCTAGTAACACCCATTTTAAGATAGATGCTACCATCAGGTAGTCTACCTATAATCTCTTTTTCTTTAAAATTCTTTGACATTATTATTTATATTAAATTGTTGCATTCTTTCATTAAGTATTTGTTCTTCAAACATTTTACATTGTTTTATTAACCAACCAGAGTTATCTCCTATGATAACTTCAATAGGACTATCTTCCCAAAACTGTTGTTGTTCATATTCTGATGTACTAGCCATTACCAACTAAATTGTTCTTTAGGTTCACTATTAATATTCTGAATATAGTCTGTTATTAACTTATATCTTTGAGCCATGTAGCTTGGACCATCGGTAGCAAAACTAGCAGGTCTAATTATACTAATATATTCTTGAGTAGTTACCTTATGTTCTACATCATTTAATACTATTGTAGTATGCTCCTCAGTAGGAGTTCTATATTTAATCTTTAAATCCATGAAGTAAAGTTAATCATTAACTATCTAATAACCAAATATTTATTTAAGATTGGGTGACATAGAATATAGCTTTTTAATAAAATTTTTTGTAAAATATTTTTTAAAATTTTTTGTGTGATCGAAGATTTGATCCATCCCCACAACAACCCCCCTACCTAAATTTAGCAGGAAAATGTCTTTCTGCTGTAAAAACTACCATTATGAAAGCTATTGTAAGTAAAGTATCAGAATCAGGAAAAACTATGTATGTAGGTGCTAAGATTAACCAATATTCTATTGGCTATGAATTTGGCTGGTGTGCTAATCCAGCAGGATTAGAAAAAGGTGCTGACGTGCCTGACTTCTCTCCAGTAGGAAGAGTAGCTATGCTAGATAAGGACGGTAAGATCCTTAAGCATAAAGACGGCAACGAAGTTAAGCAGTGGGTATTCTAACTCACTGCCCTTCGGGGTTTAGTTGTTTAGTTGATTAACAAACAATAATTAACTGTTGTTGCTTAGTTGATTAACAATTAATAACTTCTTATGAATAATTGACAATAAATT